TGCGTGGACAAAGATTCACGATTTTGGGCCTTTTTCATGATGTTTATGGAGTAGTGGTATGAAAGGTAGAAAAAAAACACCGACGGCGATACTAAAAATGCGAGGGTCGTGGCGTGCGAAGACGCGCCCAGGCGAACCCGCTCCGAGCGCATCGCAACTCGACTCGCCTGAGTTTCTTGGGGCCCGTGAAAAGATTATCTTCGACCAGATGAGCGAGGCGTTGTTCCGCGTTGGCGTCCTCACCGAGATCGATGGCTCGAGTCTTTCCCGCTATGCGATCTGCCTCGTCCGATGGATTGACGCAGAAGCTTCTTTGAGCGCTGGAACTCCCACGCATATCGAGATCATGGGTGATGACGAACGAGTCAAGGGTTACAAGGAAACCCCGCCTTACATGGTCTCATGCAAAATGCACGATCAACTCTTGAAGTTGGAGTGCCAGTTCGGATTGACGCCCGCATCGCGTCCTAATCTCCAAAGCACGAACGGCGGCAAAGACGGGATCATCGACATCATGAGGGCTATACAATAACCACCCGAGCGCCAAGGAAAAAGAAGCCTGCACCCGCCAAGGATCACCCGATCGTTCGGTTCTTTGGTGACCACTTGCGCCATACGAAGGGCGAGTGGGCGGGCACGGGTTTCGTCCTGGCTGAATGGCAGCGTCAGTTCTTGAATGAACTCTTCGGGACGGTGCGCAAGGATGGCCTGCGCCAGTACCGCACCGCCTACCTCGAGGTGCCCAGAAAGAACGGTAAGTCAACTCTCGCAGCGGGCATCGCCTTGTTTCTTCTCTGCCTTGATCGTGAAGAGGGTGCGGAAATCTACAGCGCAGCATCCGACAAAGATCAAGCCAGTATCGTCTTTGACCAAGCCTGCCAGATGATCGAGGAAAACCCGAACCTCTCAACCATGCTCAGGATCTATCGCAACAAAACGATCGAGCACAAAGCCTCGAACTCTTTCTACAGATCGCTATCCTCGGATGCCTTCACCAAACACGGGCTCAATGCTCATGGCGTGATCGTCGACGAGGTTCATGCCCAACCAAACCGAGAGCTATGGGATGTGTTGACAACCTCAACGGGTGCCCGCAGGCAACCGCTCACGCTCGCATTGACTACCGCTGGGCACGATCGCCAGAGTCTGTGCTGGGAGCTTCGCCAGTATGCTGAAGGGGTCAACGATAAGCTCATTCACGACCCGACTTTCTACTCTAAAATCTACACCAGCACAGGCGACTGGAAAGCAGAATCAACTTGGAAACAAGCCAACCCGAACTATGGCGTGACCGTGAAAGAGGATTACTTCGTGAAGGCAGTAGCTGAAGCCAGCGCCAACCCTTCCCGCGAAAACGCCTTCAGAAGATTACACTTGAACCAGTGGACATCGCAGGAGACGAGATGGATCTCGCTCGAGCGCTGGGATGCGTGCTCCCGCGATCTCCCTGACCTTTCCGGGAGGATGGCGTTCGGGGGTCTTGATCTCAGCAGTACCTTAGATCTCACGGCGTTTGTGCTTCTCTTTCCGCCTATCGAACCGCATGAACCCTACTGGATCGTGCCGACCTTCTTCGCACCAGCGGACGCAGCGAGGGAACGAGAGCGCAACAACAAGCACAGGCTCGATGACTGGGAGCGCCAAGGTCTGATCGTGACTACACCAGGGCGATCGCTCGACTATAGGGCAGTCGTGGCGGTGATTGATGGCCTAGCAAGAAAGTACAACATCCAAGAGATCGCAGTCGATCGCTGGAACATCAACCAGATCAGTAAGGATTTGGAAACGCTGGGCAAGAATAACGGCAGGCCCGATTGGCTTGTCGGCTTCGGGCAAGGCTTCGCAGCGATGACCGCACCCTCGAAAGAGTTAGAGGTCTTGGTGCTCTCTGAGAAGATCGCACACGATGGCAACCCGGTGCTGCGTTGGATGTTTTCCAATGTCCAAGTCGAGCGAGACAACGCAGGCAACATCAAAATGCATAAGGGAAAAGCGGTCGAGAAAATCGATGGCATCGTGGCGACTATCATGGCACTCGGTCGGGCGCAGGTCAGCACCTTAAACGCAACAAATATTTACGACACCCAAGGAATCACACTACTATGATTGAACGCATAAAAGGCTTTATCTCTCGGGCGCTTTCCCTATCGGGTGGCAACCTGAAAGACCCTAGGCTCAACGAGTTATTTGGTGGCGCATCAACTGACTCGGGCGTCAGCGTCACACCCGATACGGCCCTCACCTACTCTGCCGTATATGCTGCGGTCAGGTGCATTGCCGAGTCGGTTTCGAGTCTACCGCTCAACTACTACGAACGCCTGCCGGGTGGTGGCAAGGCACACGCAAAAGCGAACCCGCTGCACACGCTCCTTCATGATGAGCCCAACCCCGAGATGAGCTCGCTCCAATGGCGTGAGGCTTCGATGGCGCACTTGCTTCTTCATGGAAATTCTTACAGCGAAATCGTGCGTGACCTCGAGGGCAATGTGGTCGAGCTCTGGCCCATTGACCCTACTATGGTAACGCCCAGGCGCACCGACTCGGGTGAGCTTTACTACGAACTCAACCGGGGAAAGTCTTTCATCACCGCTGGCAATATGCTTCATATACCCGGTCTATCATTCGATGGCATCTCAGGCATCAGCGTGATTGGGTTGGCCCGCCAGTCGATCGGGTTATCAATGGCGATTGAAAGCTTCGGTGCTGGTTACTTTGGGCGAGGAGCTCGGCCCGGTGGCGTGTTAACTTTCCCTGGTCAACTCTCACCCGAAGCAAGGCAGAACCTTCGCAGATCGTTTGAGGAACTTCATGCAGGTGGGGCAAACTCTCACCGAGTCGCCCTCTTGGAAGCGGGCCTAAAGTGGGAGGCCATCGGCGTGCCACCCGATGACTCGCAGTTCCTTCAGTCGAGAGAGTTCCAGGTCATCGAGATCGCCCGCTGGTTTAACCTACCACCGAACAAACTTAAGGATCTTTCCAAGACGAGCTACAACTCCCTCGAACAGATGGAAATCAGCTTCGTCGTGGATACCCTGCGCCCTTGGCTAGTTCGTTGGGAACAGCAACTCAACCGCAAGATTATCAGACCGAAAGACAAAGGCACTTTCTTTTTCGAGTTCAATGTAGACGGGAAATTACGGGGCGAGATCGCTGCCCGTTATCAGTCGTACTCGGTCGCTCGCAACTGGGGCTGGCTGTCGGTGAACGAGATCCGAGAAAAAGAAAACATGAACCCGATCGAGGGTGGCGATGTGTATATGCAACCCATGAATATGCAATCGATTAACACCGCACCCACGGCAGCGCCTGCAACCGATCCGAGTTTGGTGGCAGTGCCCACACCCGAGACCCAAGACCCGACAGCAATCGCAGCACCCGCAGCAGCAGGGGCAGATGTCGCCAGCACCGCATTGAACGGCGCACAGATCACCAGTCTCGTTGACTTGGTTACTCAGGTAGGCATGAAGCTCATCCCGATCGCATCGGCCAAGGCGATTGCAATTGCCTCGTTCCCATTCCTCTCGCAAGCGGTGGTCGATCAAATCTTCAACGGGCTCGACAGTGTGCCAACTCCACCAACCTTACCAAACCCTCCAGCGACCACACCCGCTCGCTCTCACGAATCAATCATCCTGAGACTCTTGGATGATGCAGGTGAACGCCTTCAAAATGTGGAGTGTTCAGCCGTGAAGCGCTTTGCCAACAAACCAGCAGAGTTCTTGACCAAGCTCGATCACTTCTGTGCCGAGCATCGGGCCCGCGTCGTGTCCGCCTATTCACCCGTGCTCGAGGCGTTTGGCCTGACCACCGATCTCGATGGCCATGTCCAGCGCCACCTCGACCAGTTCCGCTCAACTTGGTTGGACTTCTCAGGATCAGTGACCGCAGCGAAACTTGCCGAAGCGGTTTCGCTTAAGATTCAAAACATGAAAGGGGTCAAAGATGAAAACTAATACGATTGAACGCAGGTTCTCTACCGAACTTAGAGTTGATGTCGCAGCGCAGAAGATCATCGGCTACGCTGCCAAGTATGATCTCTCAAGCGAAGACCTCGGCGGCTTTCGGGAGTTCGTTCGCCCTGGTGCATTCCAGAGGTCGCTTGACTCTAACCCCGATGTGAGGGCGCTCATTGATCATAATCCGAGCCTCATCCTCGGTCGCACCGTCTCGGGCACGCTAAGACTCGAGAGCGATGCGACAGGGCTCAAGGTTACCATCGACCCGCCTGATACCCAGTATGCTGCCGACTTGATGGCGGTCATGTCTCGGGGTGATGTCTCGCAGATGAGCTTCGCCTTTACGACTTCCGAAGACGCTTGGGATCTGGTGGACGGTAAACGGGTGCGCAGTCTTCTCGCCGTGGAGCTCCACGATGTGAGTGTGGTCACTTACCCCGCCTACCCCGATACCTCGGTGGCAGTTCGCTCGCTCTCGATCTACACCCAGGACGCAATAAGATCAGCGCAACGCATCCGAGAACTTCGCCTGCGTGGTGATCGGTAGTCCAGCAACTTGGACTAAGTCGCTCGCTTAGTTCACG